TTGACCATAACAAGGAGAAAAAATCATGCCTGGGAGACCTAAACGACGCGCAGCGATTGCTAAAGTGGAAGCACGCGGAGGCGCAACTTATCTTGAAGAATATCTGCTTAGTGGCGGCACCATTACCGGTTTGGCGCGTGAGCTAGACTTGGATCGTGGCTTTTTGCAGAGGTTGGTCAACAATCACGATGACTACAAGCGTGCTATGGAGGCTGCGCGTGAGCAAGGCGCAGATGCCCATGCAGAAGCAGGCTTTGAGATTATGCGGAGGCTACGCGAGGAGCGCAAAGCAGAGCGCAAGAACGCCGACCCTGGGAGCAAGACTTCTGAGCTATCTGCGTTAGACGTAAGTATTGCCAAAGAGGAAGCTGCACAGCATCGTTTTATTGCAGAGGCTTGGAACCGCAGCAGGTATGGCAACACGGCCAACCAGACGCAGATCACGGTGAACCTTGGGGATATGCATTTAGATGCGTTGCGTAAGGCCAAGCTTGTGCAAGACACGACCAAGACGATTGAGCACAACGATGAGTAATGCGCCGCGCAACTTTATGGAGGAATTTGTTGCTGCGTATGGCAATGATCCTGTGCTTTTTGTTGAGGAGATGTTGGGCGCACAGCCGTTTGACTATCAAGCTGAGTTTTTGCGTGCTTTACTTGCTGAACGTAAGATGAGCGTAAAATCTGGGCACGGCACCGGCAAGAGTACAACTGCAAGTTGGGCTATGTTGTGGTTTATGTTGTTGCGGTATCCATGCAAGGTTGTTGTGACTGCGCCGACGTCGAGCCAGTTGTTTGACGCTATGTTTGCTGAGTTAAAGCGGTGGATCAACGAGTTGCCCAAAGAGTTGCAGCAATTGTTAAACGTGAAGTCTGACCGTGTTGAGCTTGTGAGCGCCCCGGCAGAAGCGTTTATATCTTGCAGAACGGCACGCGCAGAAACGCCAGAAGCCTTGGCAGGGGTGCATAGCGACAATGTTTTGCTGATTATTGATGAGGCGTCAGGTGTGCCAGAGCAAGTGTATGAGGCGGCGGCAGGCTCGATGTCTGGGCATAATGCTACGACGTTGATGTTGTCCAACCCTACGCGGAGTAGCGGCACGTTTTTTGAGAGTCACAATCGTATGGCGAATAGTTGGTGGACGCGCACATGGTCATGCAAGGATAGCCCGTTGGTGAGCCATGAGTTTGTTGATGAGATGGAGCTACGGTATGGCCCAGAGAGCAATGCATACCGGGTGAGAGTGTTGGGCGAATTTCCGCTTTCTGATGATAACACGATTATTCCGTATCATTTGGTTGAGGCTGCGCAGAACCGTGATGTTGTTGTGAGCGATGAGGCAACGGTTGTGTGGGGCTTGGACGTTGCGCGGTTTGGCTCTGATGCGACGGCGTTGTGCAAGCGTCAGGGGCCGATTGTGACTGAGCTACGGTCATGGCGTGGGCTAGACTTGATGCAAACCACAGGTAGGATTGTGGCAGAATATGAGGCATTGGCACCGTCTAAGCGCCCTGCTGAGATATTGGTAGACAGCATTGGCGTGGGGTCAGGCGTTGTTGACCGTTTGCAAGAATTGGGTTTGCCTGTGCGCGGCGTGAATGTAGCAGAAAGCCCATCTATGGGTGATACATATATGAACTTGCGGTCAGAGCTTTGGTTTAAGTGCAAGGCGTGGTTGGAGGATCGGAGCTGCAAATTGCCCAAAGATGACCAACTTATTGCTGAATTAACGGCTATAAGGTATAGCTTTACATCTTCTGGTAAAATGAAAGCTGAATCTAAGGATGAAATGCGTAAGCGTGGCTTGGGTTCACCTGACTTGGCTGATGCGCTTTGTTTGACGATGGCGAGTGATGCTGCAACTGCATTGTCTGGTGCGTTTAAGACGTGGCGCGGCGAGTTAAAGCGAAATTTGCTTGGTATTGCGTGAATTTTTGGGCGTCTAGGCTCTCTGTGTTAAGTTGTTGGTGTAACTTATACGGAGGTTTTTGTGATGCCTATGGTGAACGGTAAGAAGTACTCATACAGCAAAAAGGGTATGGCTGCGGCTAAAAAGGCAGCAAAAAAATCCGGCAAGAAAATGAAGATGAAGAAGAAGTAGTGCCAAAATTTAAGAAGGTATCCAAAACCAAGCGTGGGGTGCCTAAGAAATATTTATCTAACGCTCGCAACCCCGCTGCAAAGGAACGCGAGATATTGGAAACAAAGCGTAGGTATAAGTTGGGTTTGCCTATTGATGTAAAGAAAGTGAGCAAGAGCCGTGCCGCCCAAAGCAAAACCAAAGTCAAAAAGCGGAAGCGCGTTAGCTAGTAAGGCTAAAAAAAGCGGTATTCCTATTGGCATATTGAGGCAAGTTAAGAAGCGTGGCGATGCTGCGTATTTAAGTTCTGGGTCGCGCAATGTGCCAATGGCAGCGTGGAGCATGGGCAGAGTAAACAGTTTTATTAGCGGTAGTGGCGGCGCACGCAAGGCAGATGCTGATTTATGGAAAAAGGCGAAAGCTGCAAAAAGTAGGAAAGCTTGATGCCTACCAAACGTAAAAAAATATCGCCAAGCAAAAAATTTGCAGATGGCACGACTTACAAAGACCCTGATGGCAAAACACGTCGGCGCGTGTCCTCTCCTGGCACAAAGCGAGGCAAGGCATATTGCGCAAGAACGGTAAGCCAGAAGCGCACGCCAAAGGTGAAAGTGCGTCGTAAGAATTGGGGTTGTCGTGGTAAAAATTCAGTGAGGACGTAGATGGCATTAACGACATATGCAGAGCTTAAAACAGCGATAGGTGACTTTCTTAACCGCGATGATTTAACAAGCGTTGCGCCTGATTTTATTTCTCTTGCAGAAGCAGACATAAACAGGCGTGTGAGGCATTGGCGTATGGAAGGTCGTTCTACAGCGCAGATTGATACGCAGTTTAGCGCCCTACCCGCAGATTTTGCCGAAGCTTTGACATTTCACATAACGTCTGGCGATTTGGCGCAGATCGAGTTGTTGAGCAAAGCTGAGATGTTAAAGCGTCGTAAGTCTAGCTCTGATGCAACTGGCAAGCCACAGTTTTATGCAATTACAGCCGGTGAGATTGAGGTTTATCCAACGCCAGATGCTACGTACACGACAGAGTTGTATTATTATAAACGTGTGAGCGCGTTGAGCGACAGTAACACTACCAATGATATTTTAACGTATTTCCCAGATGTGTATTTGTATGGCGCACTGGTCCACTCTGCCCCTTACTTAAAAGACGATGCGCGTGTTGCGGTTTGGGGAAATACTTACGCGCAAACACTTGCTGATATTAACAGCGAATCTGAGGCAACTAAGTTTGGCGGTTCTGGCCGTCGCATGAAAATAAAGGCGTATTAACAATGAGTTTTTCTAATACATTTGAGACGCACGTTTTAAACTACGTGTTTACTGCAACAAGCGTTACTAGGCCGACANNTTGGTATGTCGCTTTGTTTACTTCCAACCCTGCTGAAGATGCAAGCGGCACTGAGGTNNNNACNTCNGGCACTGCGTATGTCAGAAAGACAGTTTCGTTTACTGTGTCTGGCAACTTGGCAACCAATTCTGGCGCAGTTGAGTTTCCAACAGCTACAGGATCAGGTTTTGGCACAGTCACACATATCGGCGTATTTGATGCAAGTACTAGCGGTAATTTAATAGCGTACAGCGCCCTATCCGCAAGTAAGGCGATTGCAGCCGGTGATGTGTTTCGCATTCCAACTGGTGATCTAGACATTACGCTCGATTAGTGGCTTATCGCGCCTCATATGGTGCTAGTACCTATGGCACCGCCTTATATGGTGTTACTGGAGCTATAGACGGCTCTACTGAAGTTGTATTCCGCCCTAGCTACGGCAAAGAAACTTACGGCACTTCAACGTATGGCGGTCAAGGCAATGAGACGTGTAATTTATCTGTAACTTGTTCTGGTCAAGTTATTCGTGATGGCGCGGCTACTATCGCGTCTACTTTATCTGTTAGCGTTGTTGACCCCGATACAGTAAACGATGCAAGCGTTACAATTACTCTACAGAGCGCAACGGTTAGCGTTGCAGAGGAATATGTCGCAAGCGATGGATTTAGACCGGGTTATGGTCTAAAAACCTACGGCACAAGCATCTATGGCAGAAACGACAGTATAGAGCAAAGCACGGCCACGATTGCTATTGCTGCGTCAATGACAGTCAACGGCGGTTTAACGCGAAACGTAGCGGTGGCTATTACGCCTAGCCTTTCTACAACTGCAAGCGCAGTGTTTAGCGTAACAGCATCAGCCGCAACAACCTCTAGCCTGTCTTTATCTACATCCGTTGCGCGTGTTTTGCTTGGCAGTTCAACGTCAACAATTGCACTTACATTAGCAACTACAGCCATAGAAAAGTGGGAGCCAATCGCAGGCACGCCGGAAACGTGGACACCAGTTGCAGCTTCAAACGAAACTTGGACGCCAATCACAGATTCCCGCGCTGCATAGAATTTTGGGTTTTTAGCTAACCTATGCGATACTGCACTTAACGAGCTACGGCGCTTGTTTCCCTGACATTGATGGAAAAGTGTGCGTGGCAAAAACGTAACTGAGGAGTTTATTTATGCCAACTAATACCACAACTTATTCATTACAAAAACCTACCGTTGGGGGAGATGAGGACGCCTGGGGTGGTTACATTAATAGCAACCTAGATGCTATTGATGATCTACTAGACGGTACAACCCCGGTAACTGGCATAGACATAAACTCAGGCGCAATTGATGGCACGGCTATTGGCGCAAACTCAGCAAGCACTGGCGCGTTTACAACTATAGTTGGCACGACGTTAAATCTAAGCACTGGCCTTGCAGCTAACCTTGATACAAACGGGCAAGACATTGTGACGTCATCTAACGCAGATTTAGACCTTGCGCCTAACGGAACAGGTAAAGTTGTTGTTCGAGGGAACACAAACTCAGGCAAAATCGTGCTAAACTGTGAAAACAACAGTCACGGCGTAACACTGGCAAGCCCACCACATTCCGCAAGCGCAACTTACGAGGTTGCATTGCCAAACGCGCTAGGCACGTCAAACGCAAGCGCAGTTGTTACCTCTGATGCAAACGGTGACGTAA